GTTTACATTTTTATCTGATATTTCTTGATTTAATTTTAATATCATCTTTGTAAACATTATAAATCTTTTGTAATCAATACTCTTAATCTTGTCCATATCTATTTTAAACTTCCCTGCCTTAAAACCCTGGATGTAAAACTCAGGATCCAACTGGCTTATACTATACATTTTGTAGGCTTGATTTTCTTGATTCGCGTCCAGATCATACAAAGAGAATCTTGTGTCCATAAATTCATTCAAACCAGAACCTTTCTCAGCAATTAAACTCTGAATAAGCTTGATTTGAGAATCTATAATAGGACGTTTTTTGAAAATCATGTTGTCCTTTAATTTATTTATAGAATTTATTTCGGGCATTTCGGGACATTTTTTGTCACAAAGACACTTCATCATGACATACATTAACCAATGTTCAACATCAATTAAACCGCAATTAATCTCATTTACGAGCTTAATTCCGTAATTTGCCATATATTCTACTCTAGGACTTTCATGTATATACTGAGAAATTAGATAGTTCTCTAAAGTATCATCAAAAAAATCGTTAAAAACTGCTGTATTAAACCGTTTTGCATTCCACATTTTCTTAACGGTTTTATACAGCATATAAATTTGATATTTATCAACCATATTAGACAAAGAAATTTTCTAAATCAGATGAACTTCTATCTACTAAATACTTCTTTTTTAACCCGTTCATAAGGGAATAATAGTTCATTTCGTCTAAACACTTAATCAAGATATTGGGTTCAAACCAATCCTCGACCAAATAGGCCATAGAATCGACAATAGTAACAATCTTATCCTTATTAAGCTTATAAAGAACATTATTGAACTTATTATATTCCTTGGGTTCATTCTTGATTACCTTAATCATATATTTAGGTAATCTGGAATCAGAATCGATGTCGTCAAAGTCTATACCAGCGGCTTTAAGTCGCTTGTAAAAAGAATCTTTGCTCTCAGATTCTGTTACTTCCTCATTTACTGATAAGTCTGATACGTTTATCATAAGTTACCTTCATTAAAATTCAAAAGTGTTTAAATTATTCTGTGTTACTTCAATATTAGAAGCAGAAACAGATTGTTGCTCTTGTGGTTGATTAAATATATTGGCACCTTGTGTTGGAACTGCAGCATTATTAAATGTCTTCAAGTCAAAAATACGCTGTTTACCAATATCGACACCAATCGTAGCTAATGGACACTTTGGTTGACCATATCTGGTCTTCAGAAGCTTAACCAGATACATACTTCCTTCCTTAAGTTCTGGAGACTGAGTAACACCAAAGATAACGTCTGCCTTCATTGTCTGACCGAAAGAGTCAGCTGCATCATCAAGTCCAATTTCACCCTTACCATAACCACCTCTGTTAGACTGTGCTGCAGAAAGAACTGGAATATCCATTTCCATACCAATACTTCTAACCTGAGCACAAATTTCTCTTAACTTGGAGTTATCGTTTTCATTTGCATTTGGTCGTCCATTAGGAATCATACATCCGATATAGTCAACAATCAATACATCAGGAACGAAACCACGCTTGTCTCTAAGTTCTCTAATCAATGCCTTCAATGCAAGTGCATTAATACAACCTTCTGAATATTCCTTAATAACAAGCTTATTATGACCAATCTGTTGTGTATTCTTCATCCAAAGCTTCTTATATGCATCCTTAGACAAAGCTCTAAGTTCTGTTTGGTTAATATCAAACAAATTCTGCATGATTCTTTGACCAATCTTAACTTCAGAGTCTTCGAATGAAACATAAAGAACTCTCAAACCTGCAAGTAATAATGCAGATGCGATAGAACACATAAACAAAGTTTTACCAACGTTGGTAGGAGCCATAATCAAAGAAATAGACTTAGGATGTAAACCACCACCAATCATTTCATCGATTGCTCTACAACCAGTAGGATATAATCTTTCATTAGTAATAATGTCATTAAAGATTACTTCTGGTTCTTCGAAGAATGAGAAACCAACCTTGGTATCAAACGTAAATGTTTCAGCATAAGCCATTTCATCAGCAAAACTACCTTTAGACTTACCTGTAGAACAATATTCGTTATAATCCATACATACTTGTCTACCTAAACGTTTTCTAATGAAATTCTGAATTTCATCAAGAATATATGGTGTATTAACATCTGCATCGTTAATAGACATGCACTTTTCGAATTCATCTACTGTTCTCTGATCAGACAAAAGTCTTTTAACTTCAATCGCATTAGGAACTGCAGAAAACTTAGAATTATATTCCAAAATGGCATTAACGATGTATTTGTGGTCAACATTTGTGAACCAACCAGTATCAAGTTCTGGAATTATCTTACCAGAAACTTCAGGATTTGCATAAATTGTCTTAATAATTATTTGTTCAAATTCAATATCAGTCATTTTTTACCTTTATCCTTATATATACCAGGATAATCGTAATCATTTTTATGCAAATATAGAAAAAAGGTAACTGGCGACAGTTACCTTTAATTTTTATTTAGATTTTTTCTTATTCTTCGTCTTCATACTCTTCAGAATCAATAATTTCTGGAGCATCATCAACGATTTCCTGTTCACCATTGAGCATTTTCATGACGTCCTGGTTAGAAGAAATAAGAACCTGATCTTCGAATGCGAACTTATTTTCTACATAATGTCTGAACTTTTCATCCTTGTATAATGGAATCCAGAATTGTGCGCAATAAAGTTCTGTTTCTCTCCACTGCTTAGTGACTTCGCCAGTTTCCTTATCGACGTCATAATCAGTTCTAGCATAATATCCCGGCTTCGGCTTGAAGACACAACCAGATTCCATGGCTTCATCAAGCAAACCGTAATATGGAGAAATACCACCAGCATGCAAGATAAGATATTGTGTCTTAACGAATTCCTTAGCAGAACGACCCTTTGCAACACCTGCAGTAATAATCTTACCGAGAATATTCTTTTCCTTATCCTTTTCCTTCTTAGCACTAGAACCAAGCATAATGGAATCAGCATTAAAGATAAGTCTCATACCACCTGGAATCTTATACGGATCACCATACATTTCGAGAGAAGCATAGACGTGGTTCATAACGAGAGTAGTAAAACCAGCACCGAGCAAATGGTTAGCAAGTTCGTTCTTGAATCTTGGAGTGCTACCCATATCAGCAGCGGAACTACCTTCTGCACCCTTATCAACAGACTGTTGGGTAACAAGTGGGCCCCAAGAGTCAAACAAAATAAAGGTATTACGTCTTTCTTCCAAAGTCTGACCATCAGCCAGCTTAATAATAAATTGCTTAATTGCTGGAATAAGGTTTGTCGGACCGAAAACACCGACTTCCTTCATATCAATACCAAGTTTTGTAAGCAATTCATAGTTGACACTGTTTTCTGTGTCGATAATAAAGCAGTTCATACCAGAATCCTGAGCGGACTTGAGAACCGCATAACCAATCATAGATTTACCCCAGCCAGAACCTGCTGCAATCATACTGATTGAGCCTTTCTTAATACCACCTCTGATTTTACCAGAAAGCAATAAGTTTACTGAGATACAGTTGGTACTTAACCATTCAATCGGCTTCTTTTCTGTAGTTAACAAATCTACAAAAGCCTTATCCTTCTTCATCTTCGCAAGTAATTTATTTGCCATATTTATCTTCCTTATTATTCATCGTCATGCGCTTTCCATTGATAATTGATGAAAATCCACGCCCAATCTTCATCATTTTATTATTATCAACTAGTTTATTTATATAAATAAATATAGAAAAATGTTTCCAAATTTTTGCGTTTGGAAACATTTATTTGTATTTTTTATTTAATTTTTAAAGCCATTCATTAAGAACCTGACCACCATCATTATATAAATCCTTATATGGATTTCTGACAGTCTGAACAAAATCTGTGTCCTTACGTTCAGCTTCCTTCATAAGTTCTCTGTCAATAATTGCTGCTGGTGCTTCATTGACAAATTCCTTAGCTTCGGTAATCTGAGTCGGCTGGAACAATGCTTCTGCAGGCTTTACTGTCTTAGCTTCTTGAATAACCTGTGGTTGCTGGACTGCAACATCTGGCTTATTCATTTCGTCAATAACATTGTTAATTGCAGAATTCTGATTTACATATTCAGAATATTTAATCTTGTGCTTATTCCAATAATGTGAACCTCTATGACGGGTAGATGTAAATGGTTCACCACAAATATCACATACCATATCACTCATTATTTAGTTACCTTTGCTTTCTTAGTGTATTTACGTTTTGGCTTGACTGGTTCTTCAACAACTGTAACACCAATATCCTTAGCCTTTACTGGTTTAACTGCCTTCTTAGGAGTTGCTTTCTTAGCTGGTTTCTTGGCAGGCTTCTTTGTAGCCTTCTTAGTTGTCTTCTTTCTAGTCTTCTTAGGTTCAAGTGCTGCAACTGCTTCACCGATTGTCTTTAAGGATTCTTCATCGATAACACCTTCAACCGGAATTGGCTTAGATGCAATGATTCCAAGTTTATCGGTTGCAGCTGTAATAACATTACCATGAGTATCGACTTCATCAAGCTTTTCAGAAAGTTCAGTAAGTTCATCCTTTTCTGCAATAACCAACGGTTCTGAATTTTCAGAAGTATACTGGTTATCATAGTCTGGTTCCTTAATCGGATCTGGACCATTTGCAGGCGGGAACTTTTCAAGAATCTTAGCTGTGTCTTCCATGATTTCATGGTCACGCTTTGCAAGAAGTTCCTTACGTTTTGCTGCAAGTTCCTTCTTCTTCTTGATGTTTGCTTTTGTGATTGCAAGCTTGATACCCAAGCCAATTATTATGATTGCGGCAATTGATAGAATGCCAATATATAGATAGTTCATTTTTTATTCCTCACTTTTGTTTATACGTTTGTGTGTATGATATTTATATTTAAATGTTGCGATTTATCGTAATTACTGGGAAATTCTGTTCTTTATAGAACTCCAATCTTTCATCGTAATGTTGCATACAATAATTTTTCTTGGTTTTTCCAGTTCTTGTTTTATAACTTAAATCGTCAATAATATCGTAAATAATGACCTTATTTTTAGTCTTGTGAAGTCTCAATCCTCTACCAATAGACTGTAAAACTTGGATTCTGGATTTACTATTAGAATAAAGAACGACACTGTGTAATTTCGGAATATTGACACCTGCTGCCATAGTTTTATAAGTAGCAACAATTATCGAACCTTCTTCATTTTCAATTCCAGTTCTAATATTTTCTCTAGTCTTAGTTTTAATATCACCACTAATTTCGCTTACATTTCTATCAGGATATAACTTCTTTAAATATTCAATAGTAGACTGTAAATGTGCCTTATGAGTCAATAAAACGAGCATATTGTCAGTAGGTTTCGAATGGTCAATAATAAACTTGAGGACGTCATTTCTATTCTCATATTCCTCGACCATCTTTACTTCTTCTTGATACGTTCTATTCTTATTTTCTGCAATAAATTCATCTGGATATTTCAAGAAAATACCAGCAACAGACATTTTAGCCAAATATCCTTCATCGATAAGTTGAGAGGATTTCAATTCAAAAATAACGTTACCAATGACCGAATTAATAACTAACTGGTCAGATAATTCCTTAGGTAAAGTACCAGTAGTTCCTATCTTATATTCTGCATTGAATGAAGCTTTCAAAATTTTTGAAAGAACGTTTGCTTTACTCTGTTGGCACTCGTCAACAAGAACACAATTATACTTATCAAAGAAACTCTTATCTTGAGTTTGTAAACTTTGCCAAGTGGAAATCAAAACTGGTAATCTATAAGTTGGTTTCTTACCAGAATACAATAATTCAACAGAATCTTCGATATTATCCCATCCATAATCAATAAAGTCTGTATACATCTGTTCTACGAGCGATGTATTAGGAACAATAAGCAATAAATGTTTCAATTTCTTCTTTTCAAGCAAATATCTGAAAATGCAATAAATCATCAAAGATTTACCAGAACCAGTACAAGAAAGCAAAATACCTTTCTTATTAGTTAATGCTTCATAAACTGCCTTAAACTGATAATCTCTTACATCGAATTTTTTTACATATCCATTGATAGTTTCTCTTAATTCATCCTTATCAATTTCATCAGTAAAATCATCGAAAAAATCCATTTTATACGTATATTTCTTAGTATCACACCACTTCATAAGGTTAGAAACTAACCCTATTGGAAGTAACTGTGTAATAGGAGAATAAACTCTGGTTTTTCCATCCCAGAGGTGATTTACATATCTTGGATTGAATCTATAACCTGGAGCAAAAGCCGAAAAAAGGTTATTTATTTCATGATTTATTTCTTCGTCACAATGTAGCTGAGCAAAAGATTCATTAGATTTTTCAATTACAATATCAACCATATTTTTTATTCTATTTATATTCTATCATATAAAATATAGAAATTTTCTGGTTATTGTAAATAAAATTTTACATTTATCCGAATTTTTTATAAATATAATAAAATTAAGGGAACTAATATGGGATATGATTCATTAATGCTTGGTTTGAGAAAAGCACTCACAAAAACCAAAGAACTTGTAGAAGAAAATAAAAATAGCAACTACAAAAAAAGTTATTTTATAGCATGTCATAATACAATTACTAACTTAATCAAATTCTTAAAAAATGGCAATGTTGGTAATAACAGGGAAGAAAAAAGTGAGTTCTTAAAAAGAGCAGATAGTTTTGCAAAACGAGCTTTGATGTTTGGTTATTTAACCATGGGTGAAAATTATCGTGTTCCTTGGTTCGTTTCTGAAATTTTAACTGATGAAGTAATCGAACAGTATAAGAACAAATATATCGATATTCCTGAATATACCGGAACTATCAACCGTTTCCCTAAGGAAGACGATGAAGATACTTCTCAAGATTATGTTGCAATGCCGAATAATGACTTAGACATTGATATTAAACCTGATGCAGAAGTTCAAAAGGCTGTTCGTCAACATATATTAAAAGCAACTATTGAAGGTTGGAAAGATGAAAGCGATATTGCTGATTTCTATTCTGGAAACCATAGTAAATTAATTAGAAAAGGTTATACTATCGGTCAGTTGCAATCAAGAGCAAATAAAGATAGTTATAAGTTCAATTTCAACCAACCAATTATGAAACCAAAGATTTGGAATAGATTGGAAATTAGAACTCAACCTGAAGTTGTAGATATTCTTCGCACTGGAACAGAAGATGAAATTATGGACCTTGTTATTACTAAACGTTTTAGACCAAACGTCCTTTGTAAAAAAGCTGAAGAACTTGGTGTTTACGATAGATTACCTGCAGAGATAAAAGATCCAGATGCTCTTAAGAAATTTACTCAAAAATTCCAACAAGAAATCATGCAAAGAAGATCAAGTAGGCAAGTACAAGAAGCGGTTGAATTCTTAAAGCAAAAAGGTTATAAAATTCTTTAATTTAAAAATTTAAAATATAAAAAAGGATATATGTAAATATATCCTTTTCTTTTTAATCATCAATCATATTCATGTAATAATCATCGATAAAGTATTCAATTTTTCTTACCCATTCTGCAACATTATCTGTCTTAGTAAGAGGAACTCCACCCGCATGTGCATGACCACCTCCGCGACCAAGTTTCTTGAAAATTTCAGTTAAATCAATATCATCACAACGAACAGAAATATTACCTTTATTCTTGATTGCAAACCACTTATAACCGTCTTTCTTGAGTGCTTCGATACATTCATAATGGAATCGGTCTGTTTCAAAGAATACACCGTTTCTAGCTAAATCTGTAATTTCAAGTGTTTCATACATTTTATCAAATTCTTTCTTGGCATCGATAAAATATCGCTTTTCTTCAGGGTACATTACTGTATTTCCAGTAATGAAACGTCTGGTAAACCACTTATGACCCATTTCCCAGAAAAGGTTATTGAAATATACACTTGCTGGAATCTTCAGTCTAAACATGTCATAATCATCAATAATATCAACTAGCTTTTCAAGATATGAAACGTCTTTGAACTTACTGACAAACTTATAGGCAAGCTTAGTTCCAGAATATAACGTATTGATAATAATATCAGTATCGTTATTCTTATCGACAACCGATTCATGATGGTCAAGAACTAATGTAGTTGACAACTTTCTTAAATCATTGATTGTCTGTGCTGGATAGAAGTCTGTGCAAATAATTGCATCATACTTTCCTTCATATTGACGAATGTCATCAAGAAGTTTCCATTCCGTGTTATAAGTTACAGGAACTACAATAACATCTTCATAGAAATTCTTTAAGACAATAGAAGCACCGCAACCGTCCATGTCATAGTGTGTACAATTAAGGACTCTTAATTTAGGATTATTATAATTTATCATATTTACAAATATAGAAAAACGTATTGCTATGTAAACAATACGTTACTTTTTTCTAATTATTCTAATTATCGAGACATTGATTTCTTTCTATCGAATTCATTTGCTTTACGCATGAAATAAGCTTCTGCTTCATCTTCTGGTTCGTCAGAAAATTCAGTTTCATCTTCGATTTCATCGTCTGCAACTGGGGTATGGCGACGTTCAGACATGATGTTACGAACACCTACCAATTCATCCTGTGTCTCTTCATCAAGACAATCGAATGCTTCAAGCCAATCGGTCTTTTCGTCAAGAGTCATCTGTGCAGGAATTGCGTTAAGCATCTCTGTAACGTCGATTTCGTTATTCTTTGTAAAATACTTGTTTTTATACATTTTTTATCTCCTAGTTATTTCTTATAATTCCTTTTTCATATAAAAAGTGCAGAAATGCATATAAATGTTTGCAAACACCTACATTTTTATCCGGGTTTCTTACTGTGTTAGCTATACTTGCATATCCTGGAATAGGCTCTGCTTGAGAAGAATTCTTGGAATTTGGATGGCTTAAATTATATCTATAAGCATTACAATTACAAGAAACTTTACACATATTTTGTAAAGAAAATGGCAATTCATTATTTTCTCTATGAAATTTTGCCATACAAACATATGAATTACCTGGTTCAGATTCTGAAGAAACTGTACCAGTAGCTTCTAATGTATCAGTATCTTCACCTTTTATATTAAAATGCTTTACTGTAAGATTACTTTCCTTAGAAAATGGGAATACTTTTTTAAAATTATTGATTAAATCAATACCTTTGACCTCATTTAATAAATCTAAGTGTTTATCTACATAATCTTTAAAATTCATATATTATTTATATTAAACTTATCTACACACACGTTCAAAATATCTGTTCTGAGACAATAAGCCTATTTAGGAAAATAGGCAAAAGATCATCTGTCTTCGACTAAGTGGATTTATTTGAAAGCTTATGGGTCGGTCATCCTGTACTCCAGCTACATCTTTCAATACCAATGGCGGCTTAAAGTATTACATGCTATAGTAATACGTCGATGGTGAATTAGTTTTTACCTGGAACCACACCTATGATTCCAACTAGCCTAAACTTATCCGACAATTCATTGAGTTGAACTCCGAGCCAGTAATAGGACTTTAATGTAAAAAATATGAAACAAATATAAAAGGTTTATAGAATTTTGTAAACATATTTTAAATAAATTCTGAAATTTCTTTAAAATAATATTTTATAATGTCCAGAAAATATTATAAATAAGATAAGATTAAAAAAGGACTTAATATGGCAACTAATATACCTACCGTAGAAGAATTTAATGAGGAATTGCCAGTTTCAAGCTGGGATAGAAATACCGTTGCTGATGGTAACTGGTTACAAGCAAATACAATTGGACCGTTAAAGAATCGTGATGATAAAATTATAGAATTATTGCAAGATCTTGAAGGTGCCAGCAATAGCTGGAAAAACTGGTCTGAAGATCATGATACTGATATAGAAGGCGATAATAATTACTATATTGGTTCTGGTAACTCCGCACATGGTAATTCTATCATTATTGGTAATGGTAATGAATCTAAAAGCACTGATAAATTAATTAAAGACAATAATACAAAAGTTTATAATACGCAGAATTTTATTGTTGGTAACGATAACTCTGCCAACACTACAAGAAACGCTTTCATTTTCGGTTCTAAAAACTATTCCGAAACCACACAAAGTGATTTGGAATTAGATAGTACTAGCCAGAATAACGATGGTTTTACATTAGCATTTGGTCTTGAAAACTCTGCTATTCGTAACTATGATATTGCAATTGGTAAAGGAGTATTAGCATCTGGTGGTGAAAATATCGTAATAGGTGTTACTAACTTAAATGCAAATAATTATTATTTGCCAGATTATAGTAATACGGTAAAATTTGACACTAGAAGTATCGGTTATCAAAATTTCAATATTCGTTCGCGTATTGATGGCCATAATAATATTGCATTTTTATCACTTTTTTCTGGCTATGACTTTTCACTTGGTCATTCTGATGCTGGTGTAGGTCTTAATAAAATATATTTTTCTACTATTGTTGGTGTTAATAAACCAGATGATTGGTATAAGTATGGTTTTGAACACAATGAATTTACTAATGCTACAGTAAAAATAGATTACGGCAATATTCGTAGCACTTATTATGGTAATCAATTTGTTGAAATGCCATTTCAAGATAATGATTTTACTCATGCTCGTGGAGTAAAATATATAAGAAACTACAATGAAGGATCGCCAGGAATTATTGGAAACGAATTTTACGATGTCTCTAATGTAACTATTTCAGGTGGTGGTGAGTTTAATCGTAATACCGTTAAACATGTTGCCGGTGGTGGCGGTAGGTTTGAATTAAGTGGTTCATTATATAATAATTACTTTGAAAATGTTGGTAGTCCTGGTAATTTTAAACTTATTTCAACTTATGGAACAAATAATATTATAAATCATGCAAATGGTTCTGTAAATATATTTTCACATTCATTTGATGATAACAAACTTTATGATTTACAATATATCAGATCAACATCTATATATGCAACCACAATACACGGAAACTATGCTCATGGTGTAGATTTTCCTGATACATTCTCTGCAGAAGAAGGTAATATTGAGTATAACTTCCTATATAATCTGGAAAGTCTTGGTAATGATGGTGAGATAATATTACATAAACATATTGGTTGGCCTTATTTTAATGGTTCATTTAGTAAAAACATAATGTTTAATTCCAGAAAAGTTGAAATTGATCATTTTTGTATAGCTAATGCTAATATTCTTCATAATACTGACTTGAAAGCATATGCACCAACATTTGCACAGGGATATTTCACCGAAAATATCTTCTTAAATTCTCAAGGTTCTGAAAACTGTGATACTTTAAGTTTCTCTGGTGTTGAATATCTAGCTGATAATATTATAATTAATTCACAAGTTACTGCTACATTTGATACTGAAAAACAAGTTAATTCAGTATTTACACAAAATGTATTATTCGGTTCTGTCCTTTCAGCAAATAACAGATATACCACAGAAAACTTCTTATTCAAAGGATATTATAGAACAGATAAACCGAATAATTTTTGTTCTAGCTTAAATGGCGCTACTCAATGCTTAAAAAATAATATAATATTTAAAGGAGCTGCATATAATACCAATGAAACTTATATTTTTGGTAATATGCATGAAACCGATTCTTATAATGACCTTAGCGATTCTGTTGCTATGTATACAAACCGTTCATTTATCTATGGAGACTTTATTGCTAAATATCTTTGTGAATGCTTACTCTGTGGTATTGGTAATACTCTTCAAAATTCAATTGGAACCTATGTTATAGGTGAAATGAATAGTGTTGGTTATTTAGGCTCAGAAACTGCGCACTTAACTACAGACAGTAATAATGCAAGTAGAAACTTCGTTTATGGTGTAGGTAATAGATTAGAAATTACTGTCCCACCAACTAATAACAGATTAGACCGTAACTTCGTATATGGTGCTAATAACTATATTAAAACATCTGCTGGTACTACTACTGATAATGCTATTATTGGTACTGATAACTATTTTGGTGCAACTAAATCAGGTACATTATTTGGTATTACAGATCATGGAAATATACTAGGACATACTAGTGATCATAATGATAGAAACTATATGTTTGGTGTTCTCAATGGTGTTTCTAAAAAATATAATTCTAATGTATTAATTGGTGATAGAAATACATTATTTAGTGATAGTGACCTTTATTATAGTAATAATATTTTAATTGGTACTTATAATAATGGTTTAAGCGGTTCTTGTCAGATTGGTATGGGTATAGGTAACGTTAATAGAGGACATCATTCCACAACTATTGGCGCATACTTAAAAGCAAATCAGCATCAAACTATTATGGGTCAGTATAACCAAAAAGTAGATGGTTGTGTAAGAACTACATCTGCTTGGATTAATGATGAGATGGTAGCAATACCAAATAGTGGTATAATATTTGCTATTGGTAATGGTCGCCTTAAAGCATATGAATATGACGGTTATTTCTTTAGTGGTGCAAATCATGATGTATCTGACCCAAATTGTAATAGTGTAAATTATGCAGATATTGAAAATCCAAATGTTGTAGAATTATCAAATGCAATGATTGTTTCTGCTGATGGTACAGTTTCTGCAAAAACATATAAAGCTGATCCTAATAGCATGCTTGGTAAGCTATTTGATTTCCTTACTACTGCGATGGGTCAAGGTGATTTACATTGGGATGCTTCAACAAGTACATGGTCATTTCAATAATTTAAATTAGAATATTATAAACCGTCTTGAATAAAGACGGTTTTTCTTTTTATAAATATGTCATGGATATAACAATAGCAATAACAAATCATAATCAAGAAGAATCTTTAAGTAAAGCCATTTTTTCAATATATAATCAAACTGAAATACCTACAATGATATATGTATTATCAGATGGTAAAATGCCAGTTAATTTTTATAAAAATGTTTATATAATTGATAATAGTAAAAATCCTGGAAGATGCACTAATAGAAATTCTGTAATATCATATTTTCTTAATAATAAAACAGATGCATTAATTTTTATAGATGGTGATTCTTGGCTAGCAAATAAAAAAGTAATTGTAAATTATAAAAAATTATTAGAAAAATATGATTTAGTCTTTGGAACTAGAAGACATACACCAATCGATAACATAAAAGTTCCAGCATCTGATTTATTGACCGCTAATATGGATGAACTTTGGCAAAAAAGACCATTAAATTATGACGATCTTAGGATAACTTCTGGTGCAATAAAAGCATGGAATAATGCAAAAACATTTGATGAAAAAATGGATTTAATGCTTACTGGAATGATTGGCTGGTCATGTAATTTCGGTATAACTAAAACAGGATTACTAAAACACATAGAATTTATGAAAAAAGAATATGGTATAGATAATGCCTTATTTGACAGTAAAACATTTGCTAAAGGCTGGGGTTATGAAGATGTAGCTATGGGTATAGATGCTATGTATGCTGGTTTAAATGTTGGAATTTCAAAAGATATTGAAATTATGCATCAAGCACATGAAAGAACTGACGGATTATTTGACCATATTAAAGGAAAACATTTAATAATGGAAAGATACCGTAATTTATATAATAATTATCAGATATAAATAATAATATGGATAATATAACTAGTAGAACAAACTTTTTAAATAAAGAATTGGTTGATAATATTGCCCAATATGACTTAGGTTCTTTCTTCCAAGACGGATATGACTTTGGTAAAGAATCTTATTTGTTTGTAAGAAAAATGGATGAATGTCGTCCAGATATTATTTCATATCGTGCGTATGGGACACAAAACTATTGGTGGTTTATCTGCTGGTATAACGGTTATATGGACATTTGGAATGATATTACAGAAAACCAAGTCGTTAAATATCCAGATTTACAAAAAGTAAGAGACTTTCTAAAGTGGCGATTAAGTAAGACAAAAGATAATAGAAATAATAATAAAAAATAAAAAAATACCAGTATAAAATACTGGTATTTTTGATTTGACCCTAAATATGGAGATTTTTAGGTGTTTTTAAAGTCCATTAACCATTGGGATAATCTTGTTATCACCAGGCATCATATTCGGCAACTGACCATTCCACTTTTCAATCCACTTGAGCATTAAGTATTCCTTGCCAGACTGGGACTTCAATGTTGCCATCTTAATTGCCATTTCGGTAGAATCAGCTCTTGCCTTTGCGACCTTCTGTTCATTCTGATATTCAATCTGCTTAAGAACGTTCTTTTCCTTCAATGCCTTCTGTTCTGCAACCTGCTTTTCTTCAATAGCAGAATTAAATGCAGGAGTAAATTGGAAACCAGTTACAGTAAAACCATCGATAACAATATGTGCATCTGCAGAATCAAGCTTTGCCTTCAATGCATTTTTCATTCTAATATTAATTTCTTCTCGCTTCTGCAACATTTCTTCAGGGACATACTGTGGTGTAATAGACGTAACCGTTTCCTTAATTTTAGGCTGAAGAATAGTCTGAACATAATTTACACCATAATTCGAATATACCTTACCAACTGCTTGCGGATCTACGTGATAGTTAACGTTTGACGATACAACAACTTGCTGAAGGTCCTTAGAACCTGCTTCGAATGTGCTTGCTTCAAGCTGTGTTTTGACGGGAATCGTAACAATGCTCTTCATGAACACATTATAGAAGTGCAATCCTGGTCCGAAAGTTTCGCTGTACTTACCGAATTCAAGAACAACTGCTCTTTCGGTTTCGTCGACTGTCGTACAACCCGTAAAGAGTGCAAACGCCAACATAATAAAGATTGAATAGATTTTTTTCATAGATGTTTTTCCTTTTTGTTAAGTGTTTGACCTAAATATAACATTTTTCAAAATAATTGTAAACCCCTAAACTATAAATAATAAAAGACTAGTATTGGGACACGAAACTTATGGAATTTTTAGATTATAAACAAGAAGTCGAAAAAATTATGGAAAGAAAGGCTAAGCATCTCAATAAAGATGTTAAGCTTAATATGGAAAAAATGTTTGAAGCTTATATTAATGACGTTAACCCCATTGATTTTATTCGTTCTTCTATCTCACTTAATGAGAATTCTCAAAATAATGAATTTTCAAAATATTATGATAAAATAGTAAGAAATGTCAGAACTTTTGGTTATAATATAATTAAGATGCCAAGAGAACTTATGGAATCTGTTGTTAATTTTTACAATGAAGGCTATAATGCGATGGTCCCAACAAATTATTGCCTTGAACAGCTTAAAAAGAATACTATAAAAGTCGATAAGAAAAAGGCTGATAATATATTGTTAAAAAATCAACTTTTATTATTAGTTCACAATATTGATAATTGTGCCTTAAAAGGTGTCGAAGTTACTAAGACTGAAGCTTTTGCTGTTTTAAAAATTAAAATCTTTGAAATGCGTAATGAAATAAATACAGATGTCAAGAGTTATATTAAGCAGTTAAATAAATATTTCGCTCCATATGTGCGCCAGAACGTCGATAATGGTTCCAGAATAGATATACTAGGGTATTCAGTAAATCAGCGTTCTGTATATGCTACAGTCAAATTAAAGATAGATTTTATTGACTCTGATGGATTTAAGAATAATCAGTTCAGTGCAAAAGAAACAGTTAATATAATTAAGATGTATATTGAAATTTTCAGAACTTTTGCTGAACAATATCAAAGTGTAATTTAATAGGTGAAAAATGTTTAGAACTAGTGAATTGAAAAATCCATATAAAACAAAACCAATTTCTTCTGAAGTTATATTAATAACAAAATTATATAAAGAATGCGATATAGATTCATGGGTTGACCACTATTTAAATTGGTGTGGATTTGACCATATTATTATTGTAGATAATGAAAGTAATTGTTGTAATATAAAAGAAAAATTTAAAGATAATGAAAAAGTAGATGTTGTTTTATTATATGATAAATCTAAATTTTTAAATGTTCAACAATATTATTATACTAGATATGTTAATACAAATAATAAATACACATATCAATTTTTCTGTGATGATGACGAATATCTATGGTTTGATAAAACAAAATATAAAACAATAAATGATTATTTAAAAAAATTAAATGAAAATGATATTTATCAATTTGGTGTTCCTAGAACAAATATTTCTTATAAATCATCTAAAACACCAAAAACAAGACAAAAACCAATGATTGATGATTGTAAGTATGTCAGTGAAAAATATAATCAAGAAACATTTGTTGATGTAAAACCATTTATTCATAGATTTTTAAAAAATACTATGGACCATATAAAATTTGTATATCCACATTTTATTAATAATTATCCTGTAACACTACCAAATAATACAACATTTGAACCAAAAGTTGTAGGACCAAAAGCAAAAATAAATGTATCAAATTGTGATATTAGATTGTTCCATTATTATCATCGTTCATTAGATGAATGGGAAGAAAAATTAAATAGAACAAGAATAGATAGTGTAGAAAATTTAAAATATAAGGATCAACCTACTGATAAATCAATAGATTATCCTGAAAATGAATATACAAAATTATTAAATCCGTTTAAACGAAAATAAAAAATCACCTTCAAAAAGGTGATTTTATTTTTATCTTAAGAAACCGTCCATCCAAAGTTCATATAGTTTTGAAATCGGTTCCGTTAGTTCGATTCCTTCTTCGGATCGAACTGTTATTTTATGTTCTCCAGTTAAACAAGCATATTCCTGTTGGAACATCTGAATACCGAAGTCTCGAATCATTCTCTTCTTCCAAGCTTCATCTCTTCCAGGAATTTCATACCATTGAATCTTTGCAGGAACATAAGAACTTGCACCAGAAATAGCTTTCATCCAGATGTTATAAAATTCATTCATACCATGCGGAGTAGAAATAAGAATCATCATAGCATCCTTTCTACCAGATTGTGTAGGGAAAACTGACTTAATAAAGTCCTTAGCTTCTTCTTCAGGCAAGAATGCAAATTCGTCGACAAGCATCAAGTCAACAGATTTACCTCTAATAGCAGAAGAACCAGAAGCAGCACAGAATATCTTAGTTCCATTATCAAAACCGATACTTTCTTTTGACCAACCGCCTCTATCAGGATTAATTCCCTGTTGTAACCAAAG